CCTAACTTAAAGAAGTTTGGATTTGTTTATCTTATAATTAATACACAAAATGGTAAAGGATATGTAGGATGTAAGCAATACTATATAGGTAAAGCTAAGACAAAATCTAAGTGGGAATCTTATATGGGTTCTTCTAAATATTTAAAGGCTGATATAAAAAAGATAGGTAAGAAACATTTTAGGTTTGAAGTTATAGCAGAGTATATAAACAAAAGAAGTTTAAGATACTATGAGATGTACTATCAAGTTAAGTGGTCTGTTCTTACTGCTGTAATAGAAGGTACAGATGAACCTGCATTTTATAATTCATATGTAGGTGGTAAGTTTTACCCACCTGTTGAGTTGTATGAAGATCCTGAGTTTAAACAAAAAATGAGAGAAAATAATTGGGGTAATAAAGAACTTCAAAAAAAGAATAGCGAGAGATCACGTGGAGATAAAAGCTCTTCTGCTTTAGGACCAGTTAAGTTAGAGTTTAAAAATGGTACATTTCTTATTGTTCCTAATTTATCTCGTTGGGCTATGGACCATGTTAATAATTATGATTGGGCAAATTTATTACATATGATCAAAGGATATAAAACAAACTATGGAAAAAAAGTAAAAATGCATAGACATAAAGATATAATTAAAGTAACATTATTAGGAAAGGAGGAAATAAATGGTGATTAAAAAAGCAATGTACGACACAGCACTAGCTGAGTTTGAAGCTCAAAGAGATAAGGCTATTACTAATGCACGTATATACTTAGAAAATCCTGTAGGTATAGGAGAACATGGACAAGTAGTTGATGAATTTATTAAACAAATAAAGTTAGCTGCTGAAGCTGACGAAGCTGCGTCTATGTTAAAAGATATCTTTAGAGATGAACTAATACAAGAAGAATAAAATGGATGAAGAGTATATTGAAATATTAACAGAGATAGAAGAAGAATATTTTACTCTTCCTGAAAGAGTTCTTTTTATTTCTGTTATCTTTCAAGCATTATTAGATGCAACAAAAGAAAAAACTATAGTAGAATCATCACGTACAAGTGTTGAAAGAGCAAGTGCTCGTGCCTGGTTCTTCTGTAGTGTTGGTGTAACGTGTGATAATTTTGAGTATATATGTGAGAGTGCAGGTATGGATGCAGAGTATACAAGAAGCTTCGCAATCAAAGTAATTAATTCAAAGGAAATAAAATATGTCAGACAAAGAATCAGAAGAGTCCTTGATAAGTCGTGAGAGTCATGAACAATATATGTATAGACGTAATCAAGAAGAGAACTTAATAAAAGGTTCATATGAATATGAGTATGGTAAAGCTACTGATAAACAAGTAGGAGGTAGTCATTATAAAGATTGTGCTATACAACCTGTAGATTATATTGTAGAAAATAAGCTTGACTTCTTAGAAGGTAATATAGTAAAGTATATAACTAGGCATAAAACAAAAAATGGTATAGAAGATATTAGAAAAGTAATACATTATGCAGAGTTAATATTAGAAAAGAAATATGGAAAGGAAAAATAGATGGCATCATTAATGGGTAGTAATTATTTACCTACTGAGTATCAATCATTCATTCACATGTCCAGGTACTCACGTTGGATAGAAGAAGAAGGTAGAAGAGAAACATGGGGAGAAACAGTAGGAAGACTTGTGTCTTTCTTTAAGTCTCATATAGATACTAACTATGAAGGAGGAGTTACAGATAAAGAGTGGAATGAAATAGAAGAATCTATTCTATCTCTTGAGGTTATGCCAAGCATGAGAGCTCTGATGACTGCAGGTAAAGCATTAGATAGAGAACATGTATCAGGTTATAACTGTTCTTATATTCCTATTGATAGTCCAAGAGCATTTGATGAGGTGTTATATATCCTTATGAATGGTACTGGTGTAGGCTTCTCTGTTGAGAGACAGTATGCTGACAAGTTACCTACTGTACCTGATGTAGAGTTTGATTACATAGATAGTGTTGTCTCTGTTACTGATTCTAAAGATGGTTGGGCCAGAGCTTATAGAGATTTGATAGCTTACCTATACACAGGTAGAGTACCTAAGATAAATGTATCTAAGGTTAGACCTGCAGGTGAGAGACTTAAAACATTTGGTGGTAGAGCTAGTGGTCCTCAACCTTTGGTAGATTTGTTTGACTTTACTATTACTAAGTTTAAAGAAGCAAGAGGTAGAAAGCTTTCCTCTATGGAATGTCATGACATAGTATGTAAGACAGGTGAAGTTGTAGTGGTAGGTGGTGTACGTAGATCAGCTCTTATATCTTTATCTAACTTATCAGACCAACGTATACGTACAGCTAAGACAGGTGACTGGTGGACAACTAATCCAGAGAGAGCCTTGGCCAATAACTCTGTTGCTTATACAGAGAAACCTGATCCAGGTATCTTCATGAAGGAATGGTTGTCCTTGTATGAAAGTAAGTCAGGTGAGAGAGGTATCTTTAGTAGAGCATCAGCTCAAAAGAAAGCTGCTGAGAATGGTAGAAGAGAATCTAACTGGGACTTTGGTACTAATCCTTGTAGTGAAATTATCCTTAGACCTAATCAGTTCTGTAACCTAACAGAGATAGTAGTACGTGCAGGTGATACTGTTAATAGTCTTACAAGAAAGATTAAAGTAGCTACCTTACTAGGTACTATACAATCTACCTTCACTAACTTTGGTTATCTAAGAAAGGTATGGCAAGATAATACAGAGGAAGAAAGATTACTTGGTGTATCTCTTACTGGTATTATGGATTCTGAATTACTTAATGGTAAAGAAACAGGTCTAGCTAAGACACTAGAGACTCTTAAAAAAGTAGCTGTAGAATGTAACAAAGAATATGCTGAGAAGTTTAACATCAATCAATCAACAGCTATCACTTGTGTTAAACCTTCAGGTACTGTAAGTCAGTTAGTTGATAGTGCTAGTGGTATACATGCTAGACATAATCCTTACTACATTAGAACAGTAAGAGGTGATAACAAAGACCCATTAACTGAGTTCTTAAAGGCATCTGGTATTCCTAGTGAACCTGATGTAATGAAACCAGATCATACTACTGTGTTCTCTTTTCCTATGATGGCTCCTCCAGGTTCAGTATGTAGAACAGACATGACAGCTATACAACAGTTAGAGATATGGAAAACATATGCTAAACATTGGTGTGAACATAAACCTTCTGTAACTATATCAGTCAAGGAAGATGAATGGGTACCAGTAGGATCATGGTGTTGGGAAAACTTTGAATATCTAAGTGGTGTATCCTTCTTACCTTTCTCTGATCATACATATCAACAAGCACCTTATCAAGATATAGATGAGGATACTTATAAGGAGTTAGTAAAAGGAATGCCAAAAGAAATTGATTGGGCTAAACTACAAGACTTTGAAAAAGAAGATAACACTAAGGGATCACAAGAACTTGCATGTACTGCAGGGGTATGTGAATTGGTGGATATATAATGAAAGAAAGTAAACCTGCAATAGCTACTGCTGATGTTGAATTAATTAGGAAGGTGATATCTTATTATCTTAAATATGCATCACCTCCTAATAAAGAAGTTGAAGAAAAATTATTATCTCTTCATCATAGAGTGGGTAGATTGTAAGAAAGTTCTTGACTTATAAATTAAATTATGGCATAATTACATTATAAGGGGGAAGTGTTTATTTCCTTTCACTTCCCTCTAACATGGAGACAAAATGAATACAGTTTATATAGGGTATGATCCCAAAGAAGATACAGCATATGAAGTTTTAAAGTTTACTATAGAAAGAATATCAGGTAAGAACATACGTGTTGTACCTCTTAGAAAAGATCTATTAGAACTTACAGGTATGTATAGACGTAAGTCTGAGTTAATTAAAGGACAACCTTATGATGTTATAGATGGTAGACCTTTCTCAACTGAGTTTAGTTTCAGTAGGTTTTTAGTACCTGCTTTAAATTTGTATGAAGGTAAAGCTTTGTTTATGGATTCAGATATGTATCTACGTGCTGATGTAAACGAGCTGTTTGAAATGTGTGATATGGATTACTATCCTGTATATTGTGTACATCATAAATATGAACCAGAAAAAACTACAAAGATGGATGGTAAAGAACAACAACCTTATCGTAGAAAGAACTGGTCAAGTCTTATGATGTTTAATTGTGGACATGAAGAGAATAAAAAACTTACACCTGAAGTAGTTAATACACAAACAGGTAGATGGTTACATGGTTTTGGTTGGCTTCCAGATAAAGAAGCAGACATAGGAAGAATACCTGAAGAATGGAATTGGTTAGATGGACATTCACCAGAAGATATGGATGCAAAGAATGTACACTTTACTACAGGTGGTCCTTGGTTTAAAGATTGGAGACCAAGAGGAGAAGTAGAAGGTAAGTATGCTGTTGAATGGTGTAATGATGCAGACTGGTTACAATTAAAAGGCATAATTAAAATGGATAAGGACTACATGATATGAAGATAAACTTTGTAACTTCTTTTAATGAAGAGATCTATACAGTAGTAGGTCATCATTTAATTAATTCAATTAAAAATAATTGGGAACCTAGTATAAAAGTTACAGGATATTACCATGACTTTAATGTTAAAAATTATATTATAAAAGATATAAATTTAAAATCTTTAAATAAGTTAGAAGACTATACAACTTATTTAAAAGTAAATAAAGAACATGATGGAACAGAGAACAAGACTATTCCTTATAACTGGCATCTTGATTCTCTTAGATGGTCACATAAAGTATTTGCTTTAACAGAGAAAGCTTTTGAATTAGCAGAAGAATCTGCAGATGCAGGGTGGTTGATATGGATTGATGCTGATTCTCTTGCTACAAAAAGATTAGTACCTAATGATATATTATCTATGCTTCCTAAAGAATGTGATGTAGTTTACAAAGGTATAATAAATCATTCTGATGGAACATCTTATCTTGATACATCTTTTATTGCTTTTAATTTAAATAAAAAACCTGCTCTTGATTTACTTGGTGACTTACGTGGAGCTTATATATCAGGAGAATTTTTACAGTATAGAGAATGGCATGACGCATTTATATTAGAAAGACTTTTAAATATTTATCAAGCACATGGTATGAAGATAAAAACTGTTGAACAAATAGGAGATTATATAAAACACTTTGAAGGTATAGACAAAGTAACTACTTCACCTATAAGAGATGATAAAGGAAATAGATTAGTTGCTTTATCAAAAGACAAAGTATCTCAAGATATTATGCCTAGTAGATATAGACAATTAGCTGATGTTATAAGACATTATAAACCTAAATCTATTATAGAAGTAGGTACATGGAATGGTGGTCGTGCTATTGAGATGGCTCTTGCTGCGTTTGAAAACCAAGATGAAATATTATACAGAGGTTTTGATTTGTTTGAAGATGCTACATCTGAAACAGATGATGAAGAGTTTAATCTTAAAGCACACAATACTCAGAGTGCTGTTATAAAAAGACTACAAGAATTTAGAGCTAAGATGATGGAGAAAAAGAAAGTCTTTACATTTGAAATAGGTAAGGGTAACTCAAAAGAAATACTAAAAGATCGTACAGATTTAGATGCTGACTTTGTTTTGATAGGTGGTGGTAATAGTATAGCTACTGCAAAAAGTGACTATGATAATTTAAAACATAATCCTATTGTTGTTATGGATAATTTCTTTAGAGAAGATGAAGAAAAACTTAATGCTCCAGAAAAATATAAAGGAACAAACAAAGTTATAGATTCTCTACCTAAAGGAAAGGAAGGTAAAGTACGTAGGTGGGTTATACCTTCTCAAGATCAAGTACGTAATGGAGGACATACACATATTGCTGTTATATTAAATGGTAATGATGTACCTTCTATACCTAAAAATTTATTAAGTGTTCCTATTATAGTACATCCTAGAGATTGTGTACCTAAAGATTTCATTAGAGATAATATTAAAACTAATATGAAACTTATAAATGCATGGTTAGGTAAGTTTCCTATGCATAAAAGTAATGTTATACTTGTATCAGGTGGTCCTTATTTAAACATACCTAAATTAAAAACTCATATAAAAAATAATCCTGATAGTAAAATTGTTTGTGTTAAACATTCTTACCCTAAACTACTAAAGAATGGTATAATTCCTTGGGCATGTATTGTCCTTGACCCTAGACCTATTACAGGTGTAAGCACAC